GCATATTTGCCTTGTCCGCATCGGAGCTGGCGAAATACGGAGGGAAATGCACTGTCCACTGACTCGGGACGTTGCCGCCTGTGGGGCCTGCTCGCATCGACAAGATGACGTTGAAATACTGCGTCAACGCACGCTTCAAGCTGTGGCTTTGATATCGCTCAATCGTTGAGGCCCACAGCTTGTCCTCGAACTTGCCCGATTCACTCAGGCCGCCTGCTGGACTCATTCCAAATAAGACAGGCTTCGGACAATCAGCCGCTGCAACTAGGTCATCAAGCAGGCGATCGAAAATATCTTGTGCTCCGCCCAGACTTCGAGATGCAAATTTAACTTCTTCCTCTGAATCCAATACCATTCCTCCATAAATCGACCGGGATAAGGCATTCGCTTCTAGACGAGCTTTGAGAGCTGCCTCCTTCCCTGCGGTGATCTTGTTGGCCAATCCAGGTATCGCATGGGTAAACAAATCCATCTCGCTGAGCATTGTCGAGAGGCCATCAGTTGCACCCCTGTATCTCTTCCAAGGCTCGTAAAACACCTGTAACGCTGATAACCCCCACCCACTGTTGTTGAGCCGCTCTCGCCAGGGTAAATAGAGGCCGTCGAAACGTAGAATGCGGCTGTTATGCACCAACAAATATTGAAGATCATTACTATTTGAAAGCGATTTAGATGTCGAAATTCGATATAACTCTGGGTTTCTGTAATTCAGATAGTCGTAGTCATCAGGCTTGATCTCTTTTTTCGATAGTGGAACTAGATCGGCGATGCCACGGACGCGGGCTGGGTTCAATGGCTCGCTGGGTTCCATCCCGTCGTCGCACACCATGAAGATTGCTGCGCCGCCATAAATGCGCTGCAACTTCAGCGCTTCCTCGAAATAGAAGAATGCTTCTGAATCCTCTAGGTATTGCTCGATATTGCGGATGATCTCGTCGTGGCCTTCTAGTTCCTCGGAAAACTTGACCGTTGGACGCTTTGCCAGGGCGGCTTCCGCAAATACATCGACCACTCGACGGCACAACGGGTCGTAATACAACGCCTCCAGGTCTGCATCAGACATCAGACCCTGAGATTGAATGCCGTAATAGGCACTTTTATCCCGTTTTGTTCCTAGGCCCGTGATCGCATTGACTAGAACCCCATCTTCTCTGAATTGGGAGTTATCTGAAACTTCCGCCAAACTCTAGGCCAAACTCTTCAAACTAATCGTACCGATTAATACCCAGACGTTGGAGCGCTATTTGTGCTTGAGTTGCTCTTTGCTGGTAAAAGTTGTGCCAGTCTTCCAGGATTTCGATTAAATCGTCGATCATTACTGTTCCGCCGTACTCCATTTCCAAGTACGAGCAGATTTCCTCCTCAAAGCATTGTCTTGTACGCTCTTCATGTGCATTTTTCATACAAGCTCTAGCCAATCGGCTGTAGGTGTTTGTGCAACCGCGCTAAGAGCAAGTGCCAGAGCCATAACAGAGTCGTCATGAGCACCAGGGCCTGCTTTTCGATCTCCACCTTCAAGCTGCTGAAACATCAACAATTCCTGAAAGAAGGGCTCACGCGGAAGCATAAGTTCTTCCCTTTCTAGCAGATATGCAATGCGGTCTGTATTTGTAATTTTGTTGGGTCTGTTGGTGTTGTAAGGGTCGACCATATACTTCGCCAGCTTCATCGACAAAACCTCGGAAACGATTGCACCAACACCGTTTTTCTCCACAATTACCTTTGCAGGAGCGAAGTTCTCTGCCTGCTCAACAATTTGTTTTATGCAATAATCACTACTCTTTTGGCGCATCCTGAAGACATTGACGACACGGTATGGGAGGCGGGTAATGTCCACAATGATGCTGCACCAGTAATCCTCGCCACCAGCCGCTGGGTCAACGGCCATTACATATTCACGCCCAACAAAGCCAGCATCGATACATTGCCCATTGCACGCTAATTCAACAAGTTCCGGGTTATAAAGTTGGGCTTGTGATGCTACGAAGTCGAGTTCAAATTCCTGGCGATATGCGCGGTCGGATAATTTGGATCGACGCTTTTGTTTCTCGCCCCATTGCGGATCCTTGGCATACGGGGGTATATCCTTCCAGTGGATCTTGAATTTGTTCCAATCTTCTGCTGTGTACCAAAGATTGGCAAACAGATTCCCGAGGCCGTTCGGCGTCGAGATTAAAATCATTCTTCCTTTATCTCCAAGCGTTGCCATCGTGGGTTGGACGGCGGTGAAAATTTGATCGGCTTCGTTTCCCAGCCAAGCGGCCTCATCCATGACAACCACCGATACGCTTGGGATTCCACGCGCTGCCCTAGGTGTAGCAGGTAGGAAAAGAAGTGTTCCAAGACCAGCAAAACTTATTTCACTATTTGATTCTGTCGTGAACTGAATGTCCGCTTCAGCGATACTGGCCGCTTGTGCGCGAATCCTTTTACCCAGGGACTGTGCGTCGGCTGCAGTCTTGGAGAACACAACAGCAGAAAACCCAGGCTCCGTAAGCGCTCTGCACAACAAATAGGAGCAAACGGTCTCTGATGCTCCTACTTGGCGACTTTTTAAAACAATGGTGTATTGGTTCTGGCGAATTGATTCAATTAACTGCTTCTGGATGTCATATGGTTTAAAACGCTTGATTGTTCCGCCACTCTTGATCCACGTCAAAGGCGCGAACTCTGCCCATCGATCTTCAGTGGGGAATCCGGCGACGAATAATTCACCCGTACTTTGAGTGCGCCGTTTCTCTTCTAGTTCAGCCCTTTCCTGGTGAAATTTCTCTAACTGTGATAGGCGTGACTGCAATCTCCCTTGCATAACTTTCCAGTTGGTCGATACGACGTTCGATGGTGCGGGTTTCGTACTGTTTCTGGGCGCTGTCGATCATGATCTTGATCGCTGCCACCTTGACGCTGGCGTTTACGTCTGGATCATCCGTTTCAATGATTTCCTGAAGCTTGGCTACTGCCATTGGTAACGCCTCAGACGTGATGCCAAAGGACTGCTGAAAGATCTGCTGCTGGTACTCCCAGATGCAATCGTTGAAGTCAGCCTGTTTGCGCCAGACGCGGATGGTCTCGATCGAACATTTGGCTCGGCGCGATGCATCCCGGTTTGAACAACCGGCGGCCAAAGACTGAGCTGCCAATATCTGGCGTTCATCCAGATTTTCAGGTCTCTCCATAAAAGCCCCCCAGATTTGCCGCTGCTTCGTGCGCTGCCCATCGAATTGCTGCTGGTTGCATCAATAGCGCCAGACGCGCCAATTCAATCGCAATCTCATGGAGTGAGTCGCGATCAAGCTTGTCTAGTTCTTTGACCAGCCTTGCGAACTTAAGTTGGTCATTGACGCTGGGCTCAATCTTCCTCATCGTCTTCCATGTCCTCATGTTGTTCGGCAAGCGCCGAGGCAATTTTTGAAATTAAAATCTTTGACCAGCCGACAGCTTGTTCTTCATTGCCCGCTTTGATCTCGCGCTTCAATGTTTGGAACAATGTCTTGTTCTCCAGGGGTGGGTGCCGTGACATCTCTAGGCACTCCCCAATCAGCATCTCGATCTTGGAGTACTGAGTTTTGGCTTGCACCCGTTTGTAATAGGCATAAGTCAATACAGACGCAAGGCCCCATTCGTCATAACTGCGAACCAGATCCCCGTCTTCATCAAACTCTTCAAATTGCTTCGACAATGGATGGCGAAATTCGCCGGGGATGCACAACAGGTTTACGCTTTGTTCAGTGATGTACTCCAAGCAGGAAATGGCACCTGCTCCATCTAAACGCAGATCAGACGGTCGCTTCGCCGCTTTCACGTATCACCTTGAACGGTAAACCCGCTGTTTTAAAATTCTGGTTTGCAAATTCCAAATCGTCCTGGCTCAGGGCCTTGATCGTATACAACTCCATATATGGCGACTCCGTTTTGATCATGATTGCAGGCTGCATATGTCCTTAGAGGGGAATCCTTATTTTATCGAAGGTGATTCCTCAAATACTTAAACAACTACTCAGAAAAGGTAAATCAAACCTGTACTGATGGCCTGGCCAATAAAAAACAGCCCCGAAATGGGACTGCTAAAAGTCGATCCATTCAATCCCATGCTCAAGCGCTATTGCTTTGGCATCTACGAAATTGTCGGATTCGATCAAACTCAGGATGCGGTCTGTTGCCCACTCCTCAGTAAAACGTTGGGTGTCACTTAAGCTGACGTAAAACATCTTCCCACTGTTGCCTTCTACGCAACATCCTAGCTTTCTGTTGCTCGGGCTTTAAGTCGGGAACCTGTAATTCTGATTTCGGGTATTGCCCCGTATTAATCAAATACTCTCGGTGAAAGTTTGCTCTGGGCTTGAATGTTCTCTTGGTCATTCGAGTGCTGCAAATTTTACTTTTTGGAAAAAGAGTTTGGACTTACAGACTCTGGATGCCTCTTCCAAACATCCATCGAAAACGTGATTGGTTGGAGCTGCTATTGCAGCGACTCCCGATGTAGTCCCCACCACCCGGCCAATTTCACGCTTTCTTGAGTCATGCCAACGATTTCTTAAGCTGGATCTGAAAAAGTCATGTCCCGTTTCGGCTTGAACGGTGCTATGCTTTGCCCTGGACAGAATCGTCGCTTAGATTCTTCCTGTGCGGCCGCTCATGGCGGCTAAACGAGAGAACCGGGCCTGAGAATCCGGTTTCTATACCTCCGCCTGAGAAACGGGGGTATTTTTATGCCTGGGATAAGTACGGCCAGACAGCAGACGATGAATGGTGGTGACGTTCACCTCGTATTTGAAGGCCAGACGCATTGCACTGATCCCGTCCGCGTGGTCCTGGTGGATTTGATCCACCTGCGCTGAGGTGAACTTTGCTTTTGGAGAGGATGCCCCTGTTGATCCAAAAACTTTGATCTGTTGCTGGTATCGACTGGTCATGACTTTTGAAAAGGAAAGGCGTTGGCTGGAAACGTTGCTGTGTACTGGATTGAATTGGTATTGGCTGGATCTGCCGTTACCGAGGGCTGGCCGTTAACCAATGCCACGTAATGAGCTTTTTGCGAGATCAGGGCCAACAGGCGGGCTCTGCTGCAAAGGTTTTGAATATCCATTGGGGTAAGGCGAAAAAAGTTCATCTGCTGTGGGCCAAGGTGTGGCCAAAATTGCAAACGCTGAGCAGCACAGCGCTGTGAGGCCAATTGCCGTGTTCATGCGATTGAATCCTTCAAGCGGCTTACTGACATGTGGTGGAATTCATCCACAACTATTTGGCATTGATACGGGCCGACGTATTTCACATTTGCAGCGTTCTCTTCCTCTTTCTTTTTCATTGATTCAATCTTGCTCTTCATCAATGCCTCCTCTCGCTTTACATGACGGCTGTAGGTTTTGATCGTCTTTTTCACGCAGGTAAAGCGCTGCATGCAGATGTCGACTGGTTCTTCAACTGCGTTCGCTTTGAAGTGCTCGATCAGGCGTTGGCCGTGCTCTTCGTGCTCCGCTTTGAGAAGCTCGATTTGGTCCCGGCGTTCGCCGAATCGAATCAACTCTCGGGTGAATTCAAAATCTGACCACTTGGCTGGCATTGCGTTTAATGGATGAATTGAAAATGAGATCTGGCGTTGGGCTTTGATGCGTTCTCGCAATAGATGGCGAGCTGTTGTTGAATGCATTGAACAAATGAACTTTTAGTTTTTTGGTCCTCGGCCTGGTAGCCAACTGATTCGGACTGATTGCCGCCGCCTAGGACGAATAACTAGGTCTCGAAGTGTTCGTCTTGGTGGTAAACCCAGTACTGCTACGCCAGTCCATATCGCGTCGGTTTTTGTAGACGCAAATGCCACTACTTCGCCGCGATGGCGGTCGTAAACTTCAAACACGACCAAGCTGCCGAATCTGGTCCTTGATGAAGGCGATTGCTTCCTTCAGGCTGGTCTCGTCATCGGCGGTACAAGCGCCGGAGTCAAGCCATCGCCCCAGTTGAATTAGCTCTTGCTGTAGACCCGATATCTCAAGCCTGGCTAGCTGGCGCTCCGGGGACGGCTGTAATTCAAAGATGGACTTGATGGATGAGGCCAGCGCGGAAATCATTTTTATCTGTTAAAGGATTCCCTGCTGTCTTAATCAGGATACCGTCGAAACGCAAGGCCTTGGGGGTGCTTTCTTCAGGTTTTCTGAGGAATTGAACCCCTTAATTGCAGGCTCCCACAAGCTCTGCAAGCGTGGGGATGTCACCAGTTGGACTCTCGAATGGTGGCAAAGAATCACGCGCCTCTTGGATCGCTGAGACGGCCTCAAAAGCCTGTTGAAGCAGTGCTTCTTCTAGTACCTCGTAGAACTCTTCAGCTACAACCTCTGGCTGGTCCATTGGGAGCTGGATCCGGTCTGCCTCCTGCTGGATCAGTTCTGCGAAAATTTCGTGGAGCTGTTCTTTCATGGGATCCAAAAGTCCATTGCCTGGTCTCTGGCATCCTAAAACAGATATATCTTTAATCAAGCCCTCAAGGGGGTAAAAACTCAAATCCTGGGAAATTTGAATATTTCTATTTTTGACTTAGTGTTGTTGCAATTGATTCTCATTATCTGGAACCCCTCCCCCCTGGGTGGGCCTTGTTGCGACTGATTCTCATTATCAATAAGTCTAAGTCGTAGTCGCTTCGCTTAAGGAGTGGCCGCCGTTTATAGATAGGCCTCAGACCCTAACTGGACCCGCTCAGATCTCAGTCCCTGCAAAGGGTCTGATTATTTGATGCACTGCATCCACTGCAGTACTTCATTGATTTGGGTGTGCCAATTGTCACATCGTCCACTGATTCTGGGGGAAATGTTGCGCGAGGCGAGCGGGCGCAAAAATATATTAATTCCCCCGAATCCATAGGCATTCTCAGCGGCACCTAGAACCGCCCACAATCCCACGATTCCAAGCCGCAGGGGTAAGACTAAGGGCGAACAGTTCGGGCGCTACAAATAGCAGCAGAGAGGCAGGCGCAAAAGATATT